GTGGTTAAATGTAATATTCTTAAAAATATGTTTCAGAAATTGAATGGAATTTCGGAATATAGTTTATATAATATAAATAAATTAAAGGAAATAGGACCAATATTAAAATATTTTTATGGTTTACATACAGATAAATATTATGAAGAAGCGATATTATATTCTTTAGGTTTTAATGGATATATAGACTGTTTAGAAGGGTTGCAACAAAATATCGAAGAGAGAAAAATCAACTTTGCTTATTTTATTGAAAAAACTAAAAAAAATACATTTAATAATAGCTATTATGCTTGTTTAAAAGATAAAAATCCTATAAAAAATACTATAAAATTGAAAAAAAATATGATTGTTACCGGACCAAATGCTTCAGGAAAAACAACTATTCTAAAATCTACATTAATTAATATTATTTTAACCCAACAATTTGGCTGCGGATTTTATGATTCCGCTAAATTTGCCCCTTTCCACCATATTCATTGTTATTTAAATATACCAGATACTTCCGGCCGAGATAGTTTATTTCAAGCAGAAGCCCGTAGATGTAAGGAAATTTTAGACATTATTAGTACCTATAAAAAAGAAACACATTTCTGCGCTTTTGATGAGCTTTATTCTGGAACCAACCCAGAAGAAGCAGAAACAAGTGCAATTGCATTTATGAGTTATTTAACTAATTACAAAAATGTTTCATGTTTGTTAACCACACATTTTATTAAGGTGTGCAAAAGTCTACAATCAAATAAAAATATTATGAATTATCATATGGAAGCAGAAAAAAACAATCATAAGATTAAATACTTGTATAATTTAAAACCTGGCATTTCAGAAATCAAAGGGGGAATAAATGTATTGACGGAAATGAATTATCCAAAAGAAATAATTGAAAATACAATTAAAAATCAAAAATAAAATAATTTTAATTCGTTAATTAATTAATTAATTTATATAATCTTTTTGTAATAAAATGCCCTCATTAGCTGATTTATTTAATCCATCTTTTTTAATGTTTTTAGGAATATTAGTTTTAGTAGCAGCATTATTGGTAGTATATTTTGAATCAAAATTGAGAGAACAAAACCACAAAATTACATCTATGTTTAGCCTCGTATCATCTTTAGCTGAAGAAGTAAATGGTATCAAGTTTAATTTAACACAAATATCATTACAACAAAATGCAGGTTTTTTGAATAATAATGAAAAAGATTTATTTTTTGAACAAATAGCCGATAATCGACCTTCTAGTGTATTTAGGGAAAATGAAAATGAAATTAATAATCCAAATTTGATATCAGTATCGGATGATGATAGTGATATTGGTAGCGATGATGAAACAGATAATAATGATGATTTAGAAAGTATAGATTCTTCTGAATGCAGTAATAATGATGAGGAGAAAATTAATTTATCACATGATAATCATAATGATGTAAAAATATTAAAATTAAACATTCAAAGTTCTAAAAATATTTTGAAAGATGATATGGATAATTTAAATTTAGATTATCATAATGATAATGATGAGTCAGAAGATTTAGAAAATTTAGAAGATTTTGAGAATATAGATGATGATGACGAAATAAATAATGAACAAATAGATTCCCAGTCAGTATCAAGCAAAGAGTCTGAAAAATTACTTGAAGATGAATTTGAAAATTTAGAAAACCAATTAAATGAAAATTCTAATTCTGAATTAATTAACAATAGTAATGTTTTAGAAATTTCTTCTTCCGATTTTAAAACAATAAATATTAATTTAGAAGAACATATAACAGAACATATTGATTATAAAAAACTTTCTATTCCAAAGCTTCGTAGTATAGTTGCTGAAAAAAATTTGTCAAATGATACCTCAAAATTAAAAAAACCCGAGTTACTTAAATTGCTTGGTGTAGAATAAGATTTTTATCTTCTAATAATATAGCATGAGTTGGGCAACTTGTTATTCTGGTTCTAATAATATTCATTTTAATTTTCCACCTATTATGGCAGATGGTCGTAATTATGCTTCCTGGCAACCGGATGCTGTAATTAATAGACGTATTCAAAAACAAGAAGGCATTAAAAATAATTGGCAATATCGTCAATATCTACAACATAATGGACTTCATATTATGGAATATAATAGTTTAGAAGCTTGTTATGATTTGGGCCTTGACCCACATGTTCAAACTGGCAAGACTCCATCAAGCAATGTTCCTTTCAAGTTTAAGAATACTTTTGACAGTAGTGAACCTGGTTACGGATATTGTAATAGCGATTTGAAAAACCCTTACATAAGTAGAGAGCAATTAAATGCTAGAATGGTCGCACCTTCTATTAATCCAAATAATTTTCACAATTAAAATATATTAAACTGATATAATAATAAATTATTTTTTAATATTATATGAAGATTCTCTCAATTGACGTTGGTATAAAAAATTTAGCATTTTGTCTTTTCGAAAAATCAGAAGGTTCAAATCAATTTAAAATAACGAAATGGGATACTATTAATATTTCTGAACAAGAAACTTTAAAATGCGGGTTTTTTGACAAAGGTGTAATTTGTAATAAAATAGCAAAGTTTAAAAAAGAAGATAAATGCTTTTGTTTAAAACATTCTAAAAAACAACAATTCCCTATACCAACTACCGAACAAAAATCCTCCTTTATTAATAAACAAAAAATACAAAAATTATATGAAATTGCAGATGCTCATGGTGTTAAATATGAAAACAAAGTAAAAAAAGCAGATTTAATAAATTTAATAAATGAATATATTACCAATACTTATTTTCAAACTATAGAAACAATAAATGCATCCGATGTTAATTTATTTGAAATTGGAATTAATATTAAACATCATTTTGATAAATTGTTTCTTAATGAAAATTGTATAGATTATGTAATTATTGAAAATCAAATTAGTCCTATTGCAACAAGAATGAAAACTATTCAAGGAATGATAGTTCAATATTTTGTAATGGCTAATTTAAAAATAAATAAAATAGAATTTATTTCTGCTTCAAATAAATTGAAATGTTGTGAGAAAAAAGAAAATGATAATAAGACAAAATACAGTGATAGAAAAAAATTAGGAATAGAAAAATGTTTAGAAATAATTACAAACGATTTTAGATTTGATGAACATGTAAATTATTTTAACTCTCACAAAAAAAAGGATGATTTATCTGATTCTTTTTTACAAGGCTTATGGTTTATTAATAATAAAAATTTATAAAATATATATTTACAGAAAATAAAAAAATATATATATTTTAATTCGTATTACTTAAAATTAAATGTTCTATTTAATGAATAATAATGGATGATATGATTGAAATTTCTGAATTAGATTTAAACGACAGTAATTTTAGTTTTGAAAAAAAATCTACTAATTTTGGCGGCGGGTTAGAGCTCTTAATGAATGACAAAATTAAAGATAACAATAAACCAACTAGTGATATTGATTTAGATGATTTAAATAATTTAGAAAATGAACTAAATAATTTAGTAGAAGAAATACCTGATAATAGTTTTAAACCTAAATCTGATTTATTTGGAACATCCAGTTTTAATTTAGATGATAAACCGTCTGTTAGATTTAATGATTCAACTATTGGACAATCCACATCTCAAACTGATAATAGTAGTAAAACTTGGGATGGTTATGGAAAATTTAATAACATTCCTTTAAATCCTGACAAAGCAGTTCCTATGGAACCAAAATTATCTAAAGATGAAATGTTGAGAGAAAAGTTTAAGTATTTAAGAAAATTAGAAGGACTTGAAAAGAAAGGAGTCGAACTCTCTAAAAAATACAATATGGAATCTTCTTTACAAGAAATGATGGGAGAATATGAAACAATTATGGAAGAAAAAACAAAGCAAAATTCAGTAAAGTTTCAAGGAAATATGTTAATGGCTATTATCAATGGAATTGAATTTTTAAATAGCAAATTTGACCCATTTGATATTAAATTAGACGGCTGGAGTGAACAAGTCAATGAAAATATTAATGATTATGATGACGTTTTTGGAGAATTATATGAAAAATATAAAAGCAAAGCATCTATGGCACCAGAATTGAAATTATTGTTTCAATTGGGAGGTAGCGCTATGATGGTTCATATGACCAATACAATGTTTAAGAGTGCTATGCC